AGTTGCTGGTATACTGGGTGGAGCACTGCTCTGTGCGATTCACGGAGCAACTGTAGAAAATACATTATTTGAAGATAGTGATCAAGCAAACACTTTCAAAGCATTTGAACCGACTCAGGAGGAAGAGACGTATTCTATGGTTACGGCTAACAGATTCTGGTCTCAGATCTTTGGTATTGCTTTTAGCAATAAACGTTGGTTGCATTTCTTTATGCTTTTTGTTCCAGTTATGGGCCTCTGGACTTCCTCTATTGGCATCATCGGTCTTGCTCTTAACCTTCGTGCATACGACTTTGTATCTCAGGAAATTAGAGCGGCAGAAGATCCGGAGTTTGAAACGTTCTATACAAAGAACATCCTCCTTAATGAGGGACTTCGAGCGTGGATGGCGCCGGTAGATCAACCTCATGAGAACTTTGTGTTCCCAGAAGAGGTCTTGCCTAGGGGTAATGCTCTGTGATATACTTGGAGGGGAAACCCTCCTTTTTAATGATCAGTTCGGAAACACCTTACAAATTAGCAGAAATTATTAGAGATACTTGGCCACAAATTTATAGACAAGCCAAAGATTCTAATGTAATATATAATTTAAACTCGCAAAGAAAAAAAATGTCTTACAATATCACAATTAAAACTCCAAGTGGAGAAGAGACTGTTATTCAGTGTGCTGAAGATCAATATATTCTAGATGCAGCAGAAGAAGCTGGAGTTGATCTTCCATATTCTTGCCGTGCTGGTGCTTGTTCATCATGCTGCGGTAAAGTTCTAGAGGGAGAAGTTGATAATTCAGAGCAGACTTTTCTAGATGATGATCAGATGGAAGAAGGATTCTCTCTACTTTGCTGTGCATATCCTCTATCCGATTGTTTAATCCTAACCGAGCAAGAGGAGAATCTTTGATGTCTGATAATGTATTTGTAATTTATTCTAAACCAGGTTGCCCTTGGTGTGTTAGAGTAGAAGAGGTTTTATCTACTGCTGGTTTAACTCATGTAGTTTATAAATTGAATCAAAATTTCACTCCAGAAGAATTTTATGATGAATTTGGGCAGGGTTCTACTTTTCCTCAGGTTATCATGAATGGAAAACATCTTGGCGGATGTATGGATACCGTTAAATATTTGCAAGAGAATAAAATTATCTAGGATTTCATTCAATGATTACAGACATCGCGGAAATTGAAATTTATTACGATGTAGAAAAAGCTATTGATTATGCATTTGAGGGTAAATTTGTTTTAAACTTTTATGATTATCTAAAAGTAAAAAATATAAAAAAACCACAGATTCAAAAATTTATTGAAAGTAACGTTGTTACAAATTTGAAAGAAACCATTAAAAGTCTCGATGAATATCTTGAAGGAGGTCAAGATAGTGACCATAAACAACTCCGCGAAGCTTATGGTCACATACCAAAACCACAAGCAAGAAAGATAAAAAATTATCTTCTAGAAATAATAACTGATGCTGAAAAATATAATCATGACAAACGACCAGGGAGGAGAAAAAAGCAATCTAAATAATGAAGAAGAACCTCAGATCAACAGAGGTTTTGAATTAATGCTACGTCAGAATAAACAGGAGGAGTTCAATTCCAAAAAGTTTCAAATAACTTTTGGTAAAATTATCTCTCTCCTAAAAAGAGAGATTCATATCTACTTTGAATTTTCTTTCGATATTAAAAAAAATTAATCTCTCAGGGAGGGAAAAGATGTTAGCAGTAACTCTCACGTTAGGAACATTAATTTCTGTTATGTTCTTTTTTCTTGGTGGAGTAATTGGATGGACTGCAAAGCAATATTTTATTGAGAAAAATTACATGCAGTACGTTTTGAAAATGACTATGACTACGACAACGAAGACGACGAAGAAGAAGACTGAAACATCATCAATTGATGAAACTCTTCCAGTTAATCCATTTCAACATGAAATTTTAGACCTAGTTTCTAAACAAAGGTCGAATTCTAAGAAGGTTGAATATCTAAAACAATACAGAAATGATGGTCTCGTGGCTATCTTTATTTGGAATTTTGACGATACTATTATTTCTGTCCTACCAGAAGGACCTGTTCCATATTCTGATTTAAAAGATCAGGGTGTCTTCTCTGGTAATCTAAATGATGTTATTGATAAAAGAAATAATAACGAAGACATTAGAAAAGTATCCTTTAATGGTACTGAAGAAGATATCAAACGAGGTCATACCTCTATTAGAAAAGAGTATGTAAAATTTTATAATTTTCTAAAAGGAGGTAATGATCAACTCTCTTCTATTAGGAGAGAAACCATGTTTATCCAAATTCTTCAAGGTCTTCATCCAAGAGAAGCAGAAATTCTTTGTTTGGTCAAAGATAAAAAACTTACTGATAAATATAAAATCACTAAAGATATTGTAAGTGAAGCCTATCCTGATATAACTTGGGGTAGACGTTCTTGATTTTAGTAGATGAAGATTTAAAATCTGGGAGAACAAAAATGAATGATAACAGTAGCGAGAATTCCCCAGAGGCATATGGATGTCAAATTTTATTAGAAAAAACAACACTTGATAAAGCAAAAGATAAATCATTTCCAAGTGATGCATATTTGGTTTGGTATCAAGTGGAAGATAAAAAACATATCGATCTTGTAAGAGGTTCAAGAGTTAAAATTTTTGATATGTATTATGATAAGTATGGCCCTGGATCTGTTCAAAAAATTGACTTTGGATATGGAAGAACAAATCCAAAACTTTGGGGAATAAAGCAACCAGAAAAAAGGAAAAGAAAATGAGTAAAGGATTTGGTAATCTTGATAAGAAAGATGTATATGTTGGAATGATTAATTCAACTGAAGTTGATAAAGTTCTAAAAAGATATAAAAAAATTAAAAAATATATGAATTCTCCATTCTTTGAATTGAATAGAATTAATGGAACCGAGAAAATTCTAAAAGAACTTATGGATGAATTGGATGTAGCTAAAGAAATTGATGCTGATAATGAATTAATTTCTGAACTTAGTGGAGAAAATTACTTAGAGGAAGATTAAATTGGGAAAGCATTATTTACTTAATCTGTATGGATGCTCGTTCGTTCTTTTGGACGACGAGCGTTGTCTTATAGATCTACTAGAAAGTGCAGCAATTGCAAGTGGAGCAACTGTAATTCAAACTATCTCTAAGAAGTTTGAACCTCAGGGGGTTACTGTAGTTTGTTTATTATCCGAGAGTCATATTAGTATTCATACTTGGCCAGAGGAAGGTAAAGCGGCAGTAGATGTCTATACCTGTGGAGATTGCAATCCAAAGATTGGATGCGATATGATTATTCATCAACTTTATGCTCAAAATCACACACTAAGTTATATCGAGCGATAACTAAATACACTATATCTGGAGAAGTATATGCTCTCTACTCAATACCGTCTTCGTCTTGAAGCAATCTGTGAGCGAATTGTAAAGGGTGAATCTGTAGAGTTAAGTGAAATGATATGGGCAGAAAAACTTGCGAAAGCAAATAGATCTGCCTCAACAATATTACGCCAAGCAAGACGCCGTGCAGCAAATCCTGATATGCAGGAAGGCAGTCTTGATGATTTTATGAACGCATTGGATTTAGGTGATCCAGATCCTTCTAATCATAAAACTGGTTTTTACAGTGCTGATGATATAATCGATTTCTTTTCTGGAGATAAACCAGATGACTGGAGACAACGAGATTAATACTTTGTATAATATTATACATACTTGGTTGACTATATATCCTAACAGGTCTAAAATGACCTCACGTTCATCTGGTTTGACCAGACGGAAGTAAGCCGACTCGGAACGGAACGTTCATCTATGGAAGCAATCTTGTTAACTTGTATTCAAGCTAATTTTATTATTGGAAGAGTAATAACTCATCCAAAGTTAGATGCTCAGCAAAAAAATGATATCGTTTGGGAAATCAAACAAATTACTAAGAAAGGTTGTTCTATAGACGCAAAAGCCGACTGAAGGAACGCTCTTTAACCACCAAATTAAGGAGAACCCTAATGTCTAAAGTCGTATATCGTGGTGTCGAATATGATACCACAGATCGTCCCAATCAAACATTTAAGATTGAACCACATGTAGAAATCTACCGTGGTTCAATGTTTTATGTTGATGATAACGGAAATAAACTCCATATGGAAAAGTCCAAAGGAGGTGCAAAATGAACACTTACTTCGTTCGCTATCTCAAGAAAAAAGCAAGGAAGGAAAAACTTCTTAAAGCTGCACAACTTAATATGGCAAAGCAACCACAGATTGCTTGATGTAAGAGGGGACTTGACTCCCCTCTTTTTTTTGTGTATAATTACCTTTGTGGAGGTTGATAAACATGGATAGAGACAAGCTTAAAGTTATTGTAAGACAATTAGAAACACTTGTAGAAGTTCTTAAGTCTGAGGTTTACTCGGACACTTCTTTGTATTATAATGATGAGGAACATGTTCCTATTTTGGATTATGATGAAATTTATTCAGATGACGATGGTTACCCAGATTAAAAATTATGTATGAAGATCTAACTGCTTTTGAGAGAGCACTTGCTAGATTTGGTGATAAGGTTCAGTATATTGTTGGGCTTGAAATCACCAATAGGATGAGTCCTGAAACTGCATATCAGGAAATTAAAGAGATGATGAAAGAACTTAAAAAACTTCGTAAGAAAGAAAAACCAACCTGGGAGAGTGAAGAAGAATGAAACCAATTGTTAAATTGATTGCTGTTACTCAAGGTGCAGGAGAACTTGCTGGTAAGTCTGCACAAGAAGTAATTACATACAACGCTCGTGTAAGTAACCCAAATAACCAACTTAAATTTGATACGTCTGCTGGTCTTCTTCGTTATTGTATTAAGCAAAATCATTGGTCTATCTTTGAGCAAGCAGATATGACTCTTGAAATTAATACTACTCGTGGTATCGCAGCACAAGTGCTTCGTCATAGGTCCTTTACATTCCAGGAATTTTCACAACGTTACGCAGATACAAAGCTTCTGACTGAGCTTCCTGAGGTTCCTGAACTCCGTAAACAGGATGAAAAGAATCGTCAGAACTCAACGAATGATTTGGATGAGCATGTAAGGGAAAAGTTTGAAGGGATGATCGAGCAACACTTCGAAGAGTCACAACGTCTCTACGACAAGATGCTTGATGCAGGTGTTGCAAAGGAATGTGCAAGGTTTGTGCTCCCACTCGCAACCCCCACCAGAATCTACATGAAGGGCTCTGTAAGGTCGTGGGTACACTACATTGACCTACGCTCTGCTCACGGCACTCAGAAGGAGCATATGGACATCGCAGAGGCAGCACGGTGCGTCTTTATCTGCCAGTTCCCAGATATTGCTAAGGCACTTGATTGGGAACCAGAAAATTGCCCAGAGTGTAGTGATGCTCCTTCCATTATTATTGAATAATAAATAATAAGAAACTTAAAAATTTTGTAATGAAGATACTTAAAAATTTTCAACCTTATCAACTTAATGGATTGCTATGTGAGTATGTTCCCATTGCAATATTTCAAGGAAGGTCCGAAGCTGGTCCCAGAGCACTTGGAAATAGATCAATCATTTTCAATGCTTCTATGGTTAGTGGTCGGAGATATATTAATAAAATAAAGAAGAGAGAATTTTGGAGACCTTTTGCTGGAACAATCATGTTCGAACACGTTCATGATTGGTTTGATATAAAGAGACTGGAAGAAAGTCCTTTCATGAGTTACGCAGTACAAGTGAAAGAAGACAAGGCACCTTTCATTCCAGCAATTCTACATAAAGATAATACTTGTAGAATTCAAACTTTAAAGAGGGAACAAAATCCAAACTTTTATAAAATCATCGAAGAGTTTTATGAGGGTGGAAAAAATCCACCTATCATTGGTAATACATCATTCAATCTTGCTGGAAAACCATTAGTTGAAACTTTCGAAGATGCTATTGAAACTTTAGAAAATTCAGACCTGGAGTTTTTATATTTACCAGAAACCTTAGAACTAATCTATATTGAGAACAAATAACAATGAAAATTTTAGGAATCAATATTTCGCATAACCAATCATCGTGTCTTTTGGAAGACGGGAAAGTAATTTATTTTCTTGAAGATGAAAGAGCATCTGGTGTTAAAAACATGATGTATCAAGATGATGATTTTGTTGATGATTTTGTTGCTGGTACTATAAAGTTATATTTTATAGATAAGTTGAAATCTTATACCAGTCACGTTGATTATATAGTTTTCACATCTTTTGATAGAGAAAAAACAAATGATACATATGATGATGACGAATACTATGTAAATCTCTATCTTAAAATTCTCAAAGAGAATGGAATTACTTACGATAAGTATGTTTTTGAGAGAGATAATCATCATATTTACCACGCTGCAAATGGTTTTTATGCTTCTGGGTTTGATGATGCTGTTTGTTTAATACTTGATGGTGGTGGTTCTCTTCTCAAAGATGAAAAAATAATCACTAAAGTTTTTGGTAATAACGATCGACAATTTTTCAGAGAGACTGAATCGTTTTTTGAATTTAAATATGGAGAGTCTCCCAAAAAACTAAAACAAATTTGGGGATATGCATCATCTTCTCCAGAAAGATTTGATAGACTTGCTTTTACTGATGATGATGAAGTGGTCTTACATTTTGATGACGATGTAATTACATCTACATGGAGTAACGGGCAACTATTTAATATTCTTGCTGATATTCTTGGTTTTGAAGATCAAGGAGCCTCCGCTGGAAAAGTTATGGGTCTTGCTTCATATGCAAAAGATGTTGAAGAATTGGAGAAAAGAGACTTCGAATTGATGGATTGGTTTGTTGAAATTGATGGTGTAGAAATTACAACATCTCAAATTAAAAAATTCATATTCAATCCTGATTTTATCTACTCATTTGATGGTCCTAATTTCCAGGAAGATCTTTATATCAAAGCTAGAATCGCTAAGAAACTTCAGGACGAAACTCTTAACCACACTAAAAAATTAATACAAAAAGCATTAGAACTATCTTCATCACGAAACGTAATTTTAAGTGGTGGGTATGCTTTAAATTGTTTGAATAACTATCAATACTTTGATGATTTACCAGAAGATGTTAAACTATACATAGATCCTCTAGCTAATGACGCAGGAACTGCTTTAGGTGCAGCAAAGTATCTTTGGTATAAACTAACTAATTCTACAGAGAAATATCCACTAACATCACTTTATCTTGGTTAAATATGAAAATTATTGAGAATGTATCTTATGATTTTGTAATTGAAAAATTGCTAAATCAAAAAATCGTAGCTTTATTTCAAGGAAGATCTGAAGCTGGTGCTCGTTCTTTAGGCAATCGTTCTCTTCTATTTGATCCTAGAGTTCCTGATGGAAAGGATATTGTAAATATTGTAAAGAAGAGAGAAATGTTTCGTCCATTTGCGGGAACAGTTCTACTTGAACACGCGAATGAATGGTTTGATATGATGGGTTTGGATGAATCTCCATTCATGAGTTTTTCTTTGCAATGTAGGGAAGATAAGAAAGAAAAAATTCCAGCAATTATTCACGTAGATGGAAGTTGTCGAATACAAACACTAACTAAGGAACAAAACTTTCACTATTACAATCTAATTGAAAATTTTTATTCAAAGACTGGTGTTCCTATTCTATTAAATACCTCTTTCAATCTTGCTGGAGATCCTCTAGTTGAAACTCCTGAAGATGCTATACATACATTAAAGAATTCAAAAATAAATTATCTGTATCTTCCAGAGATTGAACTCATTGTAGAAAATGAATATGAATAATAAAGAATGGACACTAGGAATAACAATTGCTCAACATGATGCTTCAATATGTTTGATGCATGGTGATGAAATAATCCTTTATGTTGCTGAAGAAAGAATTTCCAAAATAAAACATGATGGAAATACTCCTTTAGTATCTTTAGAATTACTACCAGAGTATACTGATCGTATTGATGAGATGGTTTTATGTAATGTTAGTTCTGATCAGAGAGAGATAATTTCTAATCATCTTAGAAAAATTGGAATAAATGTTTTGAGAATTGATAATTCTAATTTTCATCATTTATATCATGCCGCATCTGCATTTTATCTTTCTGGATTTGAAGAAGCGTTTTGCCTTGTTATTGACGGATGGGGTTCTTCCTCTAACTTCTTCTATACTACAAATGATTGGCCAGAGGGTCCGTCTGGGGAGGGTGGAATCTCATGTGACGAAACCACTAGTATCTTTAAGACAAATTATCCAAACAATTTCTCCGTAAATTATAAGCATGTGGTGTATGACCCATATCGAACAGATGGTCTTCATGATATTGATTTAAGGAATCGACAAGATAAAAATTTTATCTCTGTGAAAGAATTGTTTGAGTCTAAGGGAAAGGATGTTGAAGTATCGAATCATTTAGATATTGGAGTTATGTATGGACTCATAAGTTCTTTCTTGGGATTCTGCGAATTGGAATGTGGAAAAACAATGGGTCTATCTTCATATGGAAAAGAAGATGAAAGTATTCCTCCAATATTTTTTGATAGTCAGTTAAAAGCAAATATGAATCTGTTTACTCAAAGTAGGACAATTAATACTTTGAATTATCCAAATCTAGATAATTTGGATACATTTGAAAAGAAATCAAATCTAGCTTTCGCTATACAAAAAGCATTAGAACAAAAATTTGAACAGAGATTGAGGTTTATAGATCAAAATGAATCGTGTAAAAATGTTGTTATTTCTGGTGGATGTGCGTTTAATGTAGTTGCAAATTCTCACTTAGTTAGAAAATTTCCAAATATAAACTTTTTTATTGACCCAGTTCCTCATGACGCTGGGCAATCTATTGGAAGATCTCTTTTACACTATTACTCTACAAATCCATCTGCAAAACCAAGAAAGAGAATTCCAAATCTTTACTTAGGTCCTAGTTATTCAAAAGAAGAACTTAGAAACAGAATTTTTAAAGCAGTTAATTGATATGAAGTGGACTCTAGGAATAAACATTGCTGGACATGGAGCTAGTATTTGTTTACTTTGTGATGATAAAATAACTTTCTTTCTCAAAGAAGAGAGAGTAACAAGACGGAAGAGAGATCATTTTATACCGTTACTATCTTTGAATTATATTAAAAATTATACTAGTTCCTTGGATGAGATTTACTTTGCAAATTGTAACGAAAAAACTAAGTCTAGAATATTGCTTCATTTAGAAAAACTTGGAATAAAAGACAATTATCAAGAAGATAAAGATGCATCATTCCACCATTTAAATCACGCTTCTTGTGGATATTATGGATCTGGATTTGAAGAGGCTATATGTTTAGTAATTGATGGATGGGGAAGATTTCAATCTATTTCTGATATAATCGAGAAAGATATAGAACCATTCGAATTGTATGAAACTTGTTCTATTTTTCATATAAAAAAGGGAACATTTAATCTTCAAAAAAAATATGTAAATTTTGATCCTCATAGGTATGATACTCTTGAAAATGAGTATATTAGTATGAATCAGTTATTGTGTGATTTACCTATGGACAATGTTGTAATTAATAATACATTAGATATTGGTATAGTATACGAAATAATCACCAAGTTTATTGGATTCAATCAAGATGATTGCGGTAAAACAATGGGATTGTCTGCTTATGGAGAATATGATAGTGAAGTTCCTCCTTTCTTTGCCGACGATGATTTGAATGTAAACATGAATCTTTTTACTCCAAGTTCGATAGTTAATGATATAAACTATCCAAAACTGCAAAGATTCTTTACTTTTAAAAAGAAGTGTAATTTGGCATTTGCTGTTCAGAGAGCACTTGAAAAGAAAGTTATTCAAATTATGGATAGTATAATTGAAAATTATGAATGTAAAAATATTGTTCTTTCCGGTGGAGTGTTCTATAATGTACTTGTTAACTCCATTCTAGCTAAGAGATACCCAGATCATAAGTTTTATGTTGACCCACTATGTGATGACTCTGGACATTCTTATGGTATTGTAATGAATAACAGTAAACCAGTATCCTATAAGTTAGATAATCTTTATCTTGGACCAAAGTACGATCTGGTTGATCTCAAAGAAAGAATCTATAAATCAGTATCAAAATTTCAAAATAAATAAATTCGACCCTTATTATAAAATATGCCTACTTATCCTGTAATTAATCGAGAAACGGGTGAACAGAAAGAAGTTAAGGTTAGTATCCATGAATGGGATCAGTGGAAACTAGACAACCCCGAATGGGATAGAGATTGGTCTGATCCATCAACGTGTCCATCCTCTGGAGAACTTGGTGAGTGGAAAGATCGACTCATCAAGACGCATCCTGGATGGAATGACGTTCTTCATAAAGCATCACAAGCACCTGGTTCTCACGTAAAGAAAATCTAATGG